ATTATTTTGTGCATGCTTATTCTATTTATTGTGGCGGACCCACAACGGTCTTCGAAGCCAGCAGTTTTCTTTGGCTAGTTAGCTACAAATTTGTCACTAACGAAACGAAACGACGGTGAGGTCGATTGACAACCGACCAATTCCGTGACCTATATGGTAATCAGAAACTGCATTGTCGCTCTATGAGCTGACATGATTGAGGTGTGAACATTTTACCACACCACAATCTATTTAGCGGACACATCCCGCAGAATATCTACGGATGCTTGTAACAAGTATTCGCATACTTTTGTGTTTGTCCCCCACGAGAGTGGATTTGAGCTTGTGCTCAAAGTACATTTTAGGTGTAGATCTGGATGGACTACTTGCATGTCCAGCGTAATTGCTAAAATCCAGGTTAAATTTGGTTGCTTCGGCCAAAACTTTGTTTCACCCACCACTATATGACACTAACCCTGCAGAGAGTGACCATTTGTGTTGTATAGTAAAATTCCTTGGCAGGAAGGTCTGGTGAAGACTAAAATAGGACCATCCTTTTATAGAAGTAGAACACTCCCATGATTATACGCTCATAATTTGTTGAGCCTCTATTTTTGTGGTCCTTGTGTTTGAAAATATGAATGAATGAAGTGTAGCGAAACCCTTGGCTCAAGTGTCCCCTGATTATTCTGAAATCTCAAACTCATTTAACAAAATGACAAGTATTTATCAGGCAAGAAAATACGAAGCAGAGATTTCGGAGAAGAGGGATTTGCCATCAGGCCCTCGCCGCATCCGTGAAACGGAGAATGTGCGAAAGCGCACTAACAAACATTTGACAAAGGCAAAGTCATTTAGGTGCAAAGTAAGCACCAATGTTGAGAGTAGTACGGCGGATTTGGATGAGGAGAGGGTGGCTCTAGAAAGACAATTTGGAGTTTTGCAAGAAGTTGTGGACGGTGCTGGAGCATTTGTTGAGAACGTCACAGATGTGGCTGATGCATTGCGCATTATTGAATCAACAGTAGCAAATGCTAGGCGAGCTTTGGTTATGCAAGAGGATGATACTTTTGCTGAGACTATGGTTTCTCGGCTTGAGGCGTTACTGGTTTTTGTTTATTCTCTTAGCACGGTTTCTAGAACGCAAGACATGATACCATTGTTTGTGTTGTACCTCAAGACATGGGGACCTAATAAGTCCGTCTATGGCACAATTATGCGTTGG